GGCCTTCTTTGCGTCCGGCACACCGTAGAACTCCTCGGGTGTGTAGACATACGGGCTGATGTTCTCCTTGCACCACGCGATGATCTTCGGCTCCAGCGCGTTGCCCGCCTCGGTGTACTTGTTGCCGTCGAACGGTGGCTCGGCCACACGCATGATCTCGCACCACGCCTGGAACGGCGAACCCCACGAATCCAGAGCGAGCACCTTCCCGAGTCGCGTGCCGGTCATCTTCTTGGGGTTCTTCGCTGGCTCACCTGCGACCCTGACGGTCGTCTTGGTGTCGTCGGCGTACTCCCAAGGCTTGAAGTTGGTAGCCATCAGCACCACAACCTGACGTGAATACGCTTCGGATCGTCAGGGCAATCGTCGGTGTCCTCGGCATCCGCCCCCACGACCCAGCCGTTACTCGTGCCTGCTGGGTTCGTGCTGTTGACCTCTGACTCGATTCGAGCCGTAGCCCACGCTCTCGGCACGCAGACCGCACACCACAGAATGCTGGTGGCGAGGGGATACATCTTGTCGGCGGACAGGTCCAGCTCGTTAGGGTTGGTGTCGCTCATCTACGCCGCCTCCCCTGTCTTCGCACCCTCGGCGATGATCTCCTCGGCCCGCGTGACGCCCTTGACGGCATCGTCCTTGAGCATCGTGGACTTCATCTTGTCGCCGACAGTGTGTAGTTTCGCCGTGCCGTCAGCCTTGAAGTGCTCGGCAAGCATCTTGTCGCCGAACGTCTCGTGGCCTGCCACCTTGCGGGCATCCATGACCAACTCGTAGAGCGCCTTGGCGAACAGATCGGTGGCGTACTGCTTCTCCTCGGCCTTCTCCTCCTTGATGTTCTGCTTGATAGCCGCCTTTGCATCCGGTGACGTGTAGCTGTTGCTCGCGGCATCGGTGGCTGCGTTGAACGCCTGGTCGTCGCCCTCGCGACCCTTGTTGTCGAGCATGAAGCCGTTGAGGATGAAGTTGCGGATCGCGTTGGTCTGTGCCCCACCGTTGCAGTACCCCGGCTGCACATTCGAGCCGAAACCGCTGATCGCGTAGTGGACATGATCGTCGGAATCGGCGTCGGTGAACGTGACCTCACCGTCGGCCTGCGCCGCGTAGATGTCGCCGCCGTTCTTGCTCTTGCCGATGATGCCCAGGAAGTCCACCGACAGGTCGAGTCCGATGATGAGCCTGTTGCGTGATGCGAGCGCGGCGAGCCACGCCTTGTACTGCTGGGTGTCGGCGTACTCGTAGTTGATGTTGTCGATCACGCCGTCGAACTTGACGCCCTTCGCCGCCTCGGCCATCTCCTTCTGAAGCGTGAGCAGCTTTTCCTTGAACGGCACGACGGTCGGTTCCTCGGCCTTCTTGCTGGATCGACGCTTCGGCGTAGGCTTCGCCTCGCCTTCGGCCTCCTGTGTCTGCTGCTCGTTGTGACTCTCGTCTGTCTCTGCCATCAGTTCCCTCTCCTTCTTGTCTCGGGTTACGAACGCTTTGGCCTTCTTCTTTGCCAACGCAACGTACCATCCCTTGTCGAGTGTTGTCAAGTGAATCGGTGTACCTTTCCAGATGTTCTCGTTGTCCACATGACAGTGTTCCGGTGTCAGGGGAATCTTGGACCGTCCAACCTCCTTTCCATTCTCGTCCAGCTTCAACTTGAAGATGCCGCCACACTCCCTCTCGGTCGTGGCATACACCCGGTTGCATCGTTGGGTCTCGACTTCCTCGGGCATGTCGTACTGGTCGTTCCACTCGGTACATACGACCTTCTGGAACGTCTGTCCAGCCTTGGCGACGATCTGGAACCGCTCGATGTCGTCGCACTCCTCGATTGTAAACTCGACGGGTTTACCATCCAATAGGTAGTTTACAACGGCCTTGTCGATGATGGTGGCACTGTTGGACTTAAAGTCCCCACCCGCGTACTTGGCTACCACACCACCCTTGACCTTCATCTTGCCGTCGGCAAACCGCATTGCATAGTTGTTCACATTGGCCTGGACGATGACCTCGACCTCATCCGTGTCCACAGTGAATCGGGTGCGTTCACTCCATCGACTCACGACCTCGTTAATCGTATCAAGCTCGTCCCTCGTGATACTGATAACCCATCCGTCAGTGTTGAGTTGGATGAGTTGCAGCCCCTCCGGTACGGCTCGGAACATCTGCTCGATGAGATCGAGGATGTAGAGCTGACCGGACAGACAGACCCGCGTGTTCATCATCGGATCGTACATCTTGTTGTAGCCGTCCTTCATGGTGCCGAATGTCGTGTTCAGCACCAGTTTCGCGGCCTCGGCAGTCGCCTTGTCCCCGTCAGCTTTGGCCTTCATGCGGAGGTCGTAGAACTGCTGATAGGCGCTGTGGTCGGACACAGCCCGGCTCATGTAGCCATTGTTGATGATGAGAGACGGATAGTACGACCCGATGTCTTGGATCAGGATGGCTCGCTCGTCGCTCGCAGTCTCCTTGTACGACGGCACGGCGGCATGTATCCCACCAAGACCGACCTTCGTCGGACACCCGTGGAACATGAACTCGATGTCGGGGAAGTCGTCCTCGCAGTTGTAGCCGTGGATGCTGGTAGCGAACTGAAGCACGGACGCTGGGATCGCCGAGAGGTCCACGTTGTCGGGCACCTCGTAGAACTCGTCAGCGTTATGCGGATGCTCCAACTTCTGCGCGTTCAGCACCTCGGAAACGATGCGAGCGTTGGTGTGCTTCAGCATCGTGAGCGGGTCCACACCCCGCAGCTCGCAGAGGTCCGACTTGGCCTTCACGTAGTCGTAGCGCAGATCGTACAGCCGCTTCGTGGCGCTGATGTCATGCAGGCAGTATTCCTGTACCTCGTCCTGCTCGTTTCGGGTCAGCGGACGGTCGATGTCGAACGACACACTGGACTCCATGATGGACATGCCGATGTTGGCCTCGATGACCTTGAGGCTACGTCGAGGAACGATGTCGTGGTAGAGATCGATGATGGGCGGCAGGTTGACCCACTTGTGACCGTTGAACAGCGCCCACACGAGCGAGCGGTCGTCGTTCTCGACGATGGTCCGTGAGACGTGGTGAATCTCCTCGGCACTCCACCCGAGCAGGGTAGCCTTGAGGATGTGACTATCGTAGTCGCGGAAGTTGAAGCCACACAGCACCGGATCGACCATGTTGATGAAGTCTCGGACCTCATCGGGGTCGTTCCAGATGGCTACGGTCTCTCCGTCACGCTGGCGCTTGAAGCACCAGAGCGTGTCGTACTTGAAGACCTCGCTATCTGAAAACCACAACTCCTGCGTCATGTGTCCTATCTCCTGTCCCGTTGTCCTGTGTCGATTGTACTGTACCCGTTAGCCGTTGTCTACAAGCGGGCACCCGATATATGAGCAGCCCCATCTCGTCTTGACACACAACCCCTCGTCGTCTCCAGCACCCCACAGGCAGAAGGGGTCTTCTTCCGGCAGGTGTGCCTCGCCATCCTCGACGATATAGAATCCATCCAGCTCGTCTACCACCTCGGCGTCGAACGCATCGAACGGGTCGAGTTCGTCGATTGCTTCAGTCCTCATTTCGCCGCCTTCCCCTCACCTTGGACTAGACTGAACTTCTTCGCACCGTCGAGCAGGGTGATTCCGTACCACACCTTGCATGTGCTCTGTCTGTCTGCATCGTACCACTTGGCCTTCGTCCGCCAGCCGCTCGTGAGCAGCGCCTTGGCAAACATGGTGGATGAGCGGATGTACTCCCCGTTACTCACAGCCCACTTGTGATAGACGTGGTACAGGTCGTTGTGCCGGACGATCACGCTCTCATCGTTCGGGTCGCCGTCCCCACAGCACTCGGCCATGAAGTTTGCCACCCAGTCCTCGGATGCCCGGTACTCCGATGACGCTTTCAGCACCGCAGCGGGCTTCTCAGGGATGTCACACCCGTCCTCGGCAAATGCGATGGCACCCTCGACGGCCCACTGTAGGATTCCCGCACCCTCTTTCTCGATGAGGATGGAGTGGAAGTCTGTGATGATCTCGGAGGGTGGTATCGTCGCCTCGAATGGCAGGACTACGATACGTCGCCATGTGCCCGTGTCGGTCGAGGAGACCTTCGGTAGATGATTGGTGGATAGGACGAGCGTGTGGATGGGCACGAACTCATGGGGGTCTTTGTAGAGCTTCTTCGCCACCATCGTATCGGTCGATACCAACCGCTTGAGCATGGAGGATGACAGGCGGTGCCCCTCCTCGGTCTCCTGTGCCACAGCGAAGCGTCTGCCTTGCAGCATCGCCATACCCACCTGCTGCTCGTTCGACTTGCTCGACATGAACAGGTTCGGGTCGATGGCTGTGGCATAGTCCCCGAGGAGATACTGGATGGTGTTGAACAAGGTGGACTTACCGTTGGCACCCGTACCGTTGGCTATGATAAGGTTTTCGGTGTAAACCTTACCGACGAGCGCGGACCCGACGACCCGCTGAACGAATGAGATCAGCTCGGTGTCTCCACAGAACACTCTCTCAAGGAACGTGTCGAACATCGGGGTCTTTGTCTTCTCAGGCGCGACGGAAGTCATGGTTGTGAGTCTGTACTTCGCGTCATGCGGCATCATCTCGCCGGTCTTCAGATCGACTACACCCGTTGGCGTGTTCAACAGCCACGGGTCGGCGTTGTAGTTCGACGCCGAGGCTATCATGTATGCCTTGTTGAGCGCGACCATCGCCGTGATCCCGTGCTCGCTCTGTGCCTTCATCGCATGAGCGTAGAGGTTGCCAGCGGGCTTCAGACGGCGCTTGCCCTCCTCGCTGGTCGGATCGATGGCCTCCTCCGCCAACTCGTCATTGACTCGACCCAGCCACTCCTTAGCACTGACCATGAGAGCCTGTGCTATGTCGCGGGACGCTTCCATCGCTCGGTACGACACGTCGGTCTCCCAGCGTGCCCCATCGAAGAAACACCAACCCCACTCAGGCGTGTAGCATAGACTGTCCCCGAACACCGAGGCCATAGCTTCCGCATTGCCTAGATCGGTGTAGTCCTCCAGGGCGAAGTCTTCATCGTCAGCCTGTGGGGTTTGTGCGAAAAAACGGATCGCCTTCGTTTCGTATGTCTTCGATGTCTCATGTGCCGTGACCGAGCAGAGCAGCGCAGCCTTCTCGGTCGAGTCGGGCAGATAGTCCGCACGCTCCAACTTCTTCGCGTGGGCCTTGTCCTTCGTCCGTACCCACGGTGAGGTTGTGAACGCCTCGGACATCGCCGCCGTGTCCCGGTTGAGCCAGTAGGCCAACTTCGCCAGAAGTGCGAAATCGGTCGAGGACTCGTCGCCAGAGTGGTCGGATGACGTGTAGAGCCGGTTCAGCTTCTCGTCCTTGGACAGACCGAACGCCAACCACTCCTTAGGCGTGCGCTCACCATGCTCCACTGGGGGTATCTCGGCGTTAGGGGCGATGATGGGTGGCAGGTACTCGGCATAGAGCCAGTCGAGTGCGTCCTGCATCTCACGGGCGTCCTCGGCGGTGCCTTCGACGCGATCCCCGGTGACGGTCACGAAGTTGAACCCAGCATATACCTCGATACCGAGAGCCGCATCCTTCGTGCGGTCGTTCGGCTTCACCCCCAACATGAAGCCGTGTAGACCATTACCGGACGGGCTGTACTCCCAGTACGTCTCGGTGAAGTGGTCGAAGATGTCTTGTGCCGTCTCGGTCAGTCGATTCGACTCATCGAAGCAGTCATCGAGGTCGATGGCGATGAAGCCACCAGTGAAGACGAAACCTACCCCGTCGAGATCATACCGCTCCATCCCGACAAGGGCCTGCTCCAGTGTGGTGAACTGAGTCTCGTCATTCTTGGCACACACGATGCCTGTCTTCGGCGAGACCGGCGGCTTGCCCAGCCGACCCTTCCCCGTGTCCACCAGTTTGTAGCACAGCCAGTTGGCCGTCTGCGCCAGCGCCCTCGGGATGGTGTGGTAGTCCGTCACCCGTTGAGTCCTATTGTGGGTCTCATGCGGCCGCTCCCTCTATCCGAAGGTCTGAACTGTACCACAATCCCTGCGGTTTTGCAACAGGATTGCGTATTGACTCGTGTTGGTGTATACTGTGGAGGTGATTATACACTCCCCCGCATAGAGGAGTCATACATGCCTGCGCCCTTCGATGGTGAATGTTGTGCCGATATGGTCGAGATGAAGACCTGGAAAGTGGAACACTCTGCTCGACATGATCGACTCGATACCCTTCTCGATAGAGTGCTCAACCGACTACCACTGTGGGCGACCGCCCTCGCGACAGGTACAGGGATTGTCGTCGGCTCACTCCTCACCATCATCGGCTTCCTGCTCCTGTACCGCTGATCCCAGCCTTCTCATCTAGCACAACCTCGCGAGGTCCAAACCAAGCGCGACGAGCCAGATTGCGGCGCAGCACCCCCAGATGATGCGCTCCGATCCCTCCGTCTTCGCCGTGAGCGAACCTGTTGTAATAACCAACACCACAGCTCTCAGTATCAATACGATTGAGTCATTCATGCCCCATCCCTTCTACGCCTGC